AAAGGAGATGCCGGGGCGAAACGCCTCGTCGATTTCGGACTTGATCACGTCGCGCGCCAACAGCATCTCGCGCATCGACTGGTATTCAGCCTCGTGCGTCTGGAACCTAACCTTACGCACGCCGCTGGCGATGGCCTTTTCGATCCTGTCGAGATCGCTTTGCGTCCAGGCCATCAATATCCATCCCAAAATGATCCGCCGCTCTCGCCGCCCCAATCGGTCGCGGCCTCGCTTCGGTTGTTGGTCGTGTTGGTCGCCGGCGGCTCGCTCGGTCGCTGCACGGCGAGCGGCAGCGTCGCGAATAAGTCAGGGTTCTTCACAATCTCCGGCGCGCAGCGCTCGGCGATCAGTTCGGACCATTGGTCGGCGGTGAGGCGCGACAGGCCGAGATAGTCGGCCAGCGCGTCGTTGTAGATCGTGCAGTCGAGGAAGTGGTTTTCCTCGCCTGCTCGCGGCTTCCAGATGCGGCGGACCCGGCCGCGATAGTTTTCGTTGGCCAGGTATTCCGACGTGATCTGGCGGAAATAGACCTCGTCGAGCCACGTTCCGAAGTGGCAATAGCCCGACGGATCGCGCTCCTGCCCCGCCTTCACACCTTCCTTGCGCAGGTCGTCATAGTGGGCGCCCTTCAGCGGCCACGTTCCAACACCCCACACATGGACGCCGTTGCGGATACGCTTGCCATTGAAGTCGATGTCGACCGCCTGGCCAGTGCCAAGCGCCGGCCGAGACCAGCCATCAAGGCCCTTCAAGGCAAAGGCGCCGACGCGACCGCGCACCCACGTATAGACGACATGGCTACGGAAGCCCGAGTCGACGCCGAAGGCATCGACCCGGCGCGAGCCGCCGAAGGCATCGGGCCACGACCGCTCGTAGATTTTCGCAAGCTCAAGGAACGCGCCCGAGTGGGGGTCGTTCGTTTCGCCTTCGATGATACCGGCATCGACAATCCATTTCTGCCGATCCGGCCCGTAGGCCTTCACCTCCCAATAGATGCCGCGCATCTGCACGTCGGCGGCGCCGACCATGATAAGCCCGAGCGGCGGGATATGCCCTCTCGTGAGATCCGACTCGCGCCGCTCCATAAGGCGGACATGATCAGGAGCGTCGCCCCGAACCTCATAGGGCAGGCCAAGCCAAAGATTATAGAAGCCCTTGAGCTTTAGGGGGTCGCCCTTTGCCTCGACGAATTTTCGCGCCACCTCGTCCCAAGGAACGAGCGGCGACGACATGGCGCAGAAATGATAGCTGCGGCCCGCCCCTGGCCGCGTAGCCGTCGGTATATATTGGCCGGTGCGATAAACCGCGTTTTTCTCGTGGCCTTCGATCACCTTGCCGCAGCACGGTGCAGCATAGAACGCCTTGTAAGGCGCCTCGTCATTGAACCGGAAATGCTTCCGGTCGAACTCGAATACAAAGCGCTCGCCGCAGCCAGGGCATTCGACGTGCCATCGCCGCTGATCGCCCGCCAAATAAGCGGCCTCGATCTTGGATCCGCCCTTGATCGTAGGCGTCGATATTTTGAGTCGCTTCCAGTCTCCCGTTGTAAGAAACGCAATTTGACGGGCCTCGGCCATTTCCAGCGGATCTCCCTGCCCGTCGAGGTCGTCGGGGTATTCGTCGATCTCGTCCAGATAGACTTTTTTGCGGGTCTTCGATCTAAGGTCGGCCGCCGACGTCGCAATAGCGAGCGTGACGGAACCGCCCGGAAATTGCTTCGAAGTCGACGTCGATCCATCCGCTGACCGCGACGTGATCCCGCGAACCTTCTTCGCCAATATGGGCGAAGCCTCGATCGTCGGCGCCAGCTTCTCTTTGTTGAAGTCGTCGCGCGCGCCGGAGGTCGGCTGCACTATCATCATGCGGCATGGATCGCGATCGATCGAATGCCCTGTCGCGATGATCAGGACGGTGGTGAAGCCGGTTTGCGCCGACTTCATCACCGCGATTTCATTGTCGGTCTCGTCGGGGCCGAGGGCGTCGATGATCTCGACGCAATGAAGCCCGAGCGAGCGATCCCACTTCTTGCCGGCGCGCGGTCCATCCGGCACCACGAGGTTTTCCTCGGCCCAATCCGAAGGCGACATCGGCGGCGGCGGAGCGACACTGACCGCCATCGCCCCGGCAATAACCGCCAGTGCGGATCTGGAAAGCGCAACCCTCATTCGTCGGGCAACAATGTCTCGATCGGCCCGTCGCGTTCGGCGGCGGCGCCTTGGTTGGCCAGTTGCGAAAGAGACCCCGCGACCTGGCGGCGGATCTTCACAGCGATTTCCTTGAGCAGGCGCCGCGCACCGGCAACGCCGTCCTTGCTGACCGCAGTCGCGAGATCGTCGGCGTACTGCGTCAGACTGTCGAGATCGTTCGCGAGCGCAGCTCCGATAGCGTCCGACGCCGCTTCGATACCGTGCGCGCCTGTGATCGGCAGCAATGCTTTCTGCCGTTCGGCCAGATCAAGAGCCTTGAGGCGCGCCTCATATTGGGCGCGCTCGGCCTGCGCGTCGCGCATCGCCGGCGCCGCTCTCGGTGACTTGCGTTGACGCGCGGCGGTCTCGGCCGCCTGTTCCTTGATCGCGTCGCCGGTCTCGCCAATGGCGCGGTCGAACGAAGCAAGCTCGACAAGGCGCGACCTGCCATCGCGACGGGTTTCAACCTTGCCCGCCTGCACCAGCTTGTCGACACGCTTGGTAATCGCGGCCGGCGAGACGCCGCGCCGCCTGGCGAGGTCGGCGCATGTGACCCAAACGCCGCCGCCGCTGGCTTCGGCGTTCGTGCTCATTCGGCCTTTCCATGTTAACCGGCGGCCATGGTGTTAACCGTGTTAACCCAAGTTTCGGCCAGCCTCACTAGCGATATTTCGGGGTCGCCCCGGCCCGCAAGGGGGGAGGGGGCCGGGAAGGACCCGCGAGGGGGTGGGCACCCCAGCCCGATCACGATGGCAGCAGGCGACCGATCTCGCGCAGCACGCGCGGGGCGAGCGCTTCCTCGATCACCTCGGCCAGCAGTTCCAGATACACCCGGTCGTTGTTGGTGATGTCGTGAGCCGGGTTCGGCCCGAACAGTTCGCGGATCGGCAGGCGTTCGCTGCCGACACGCTTCATGACGCCACGGTGGCCGCTGTCCATGGTGGCCAGGAAGGCCGATCGATATGAGCCCCGAAGTCTTACCCTGACGCCCTTGCTCGTCTGCGTCGCGCCGAGCTTGAACAGCGGTATCCAGCCCGACCGCACCACGATCTCGGACGTATTGCCGCCGGCGTTGAACCGCGCGGTCGTGACCTCGCGGATGAGCTTCTGCGGCAGCTTCAGGCGGGGCGCGGCCCGCTTGAGGTAGGCGGTGCGGGCTTGCTCGGTAACGCGCCGCCCGGCACGGGCGAAGGCCTTCGCCTTGATCTCGTCGGGCAGCTTCCGAATTGCCCTCGACAGCGCGAGGAATTCGGAAGTGTCGGCGGTGAACATGGGCGAAGGCCTTCGGGGTTTGCCTTGGGAGGCTGAACAAGCCAACAAAAAACCCGCCGGGCTTTCGCCGGGCGGGTCGTCTGTGCTTTTCGTGCGTGACAAGACATGCACCAAAGGTCATCCGCTCGTCAAGCGGGAATTGCCGGCGATTTCGCGCCCCCTTTAGTCTTTGATTTCGCACGTCTATTCCGTGAGGGCGCCGAGCGTATCGAGCCCCGCAGGTCGGGCAGGATTTTCGGTTCGCGCGACTCGCCGGCCTCCTCGCCCGAATCCACCGCCCACGGATGCGCCGGCAGATCGACCGCGACGAGGTCGATCGTCTCAAGCTCGCCGGCCAGCGCTTCGAAAAGCATGGCCATGGCGGCGCAGTAGATTTCGTATTCGGCCCGCGCCACCATCCCAGGCACCGGGTCGGGCTCCAGATAGGGCTTGCGATAGGCGCCGGTGACGGGACGCTGCAGGCGCGACGACCAGCCGTCGGCCTCGATGTTGTGGACGACGATGTAATCGGTCCCGTCGGCGTTCTTGCCCTCAACGACGCGCACCTGCCTGCGCACATACCAGCGGTGCCGCCCGTTCTCCCACGTCTCGAATTTCACTTCAGGCTGCTGGCAGGGCCGCCAGTCGGGCACGAGCCCGAGGATGGCGTGCCGCACGATCAGCACGTCGGGCCGCGTGCGGAAGTAGCGCAGGCCGCCGCGCTCGACCGTGGCGCGCTCCAGCGCGTCGGAAATCGCGCGCCCGGCAAGCCCGGCGTCGACCGCCGCAGACAGC